GCTCAGCCCCGACGAGAAGAAGGCGCTGGGCAACCGCGGCATGGCGCGCTTCAAGGAGCTGACCGGCACGCTGAAGGAGTACGACTCGAACCTGCAGAAGGCGAGCGCGCAGGTGACGCAGCTCTCGGCCGCGCGCGAGGCGCTCCTCGGCGTGATGCAGGAGACCGGCACCAACTCGGACGACCTCGCTGGCCTGCTCGAATTCAACGGTCTTCGCAAGTCGGCGAAACCAGAGGAGCGCGAGCAGGCGCTCAAGTTCCTCGAATCGCACCGCGCATCGCTCCTCGCATCGCTCGGGCGCGAAGCCGAGGGCGTGGACCTGCTGGCGGCATTCCCTGACCTCGCGAAGGAGGTGGACGAGGAGCGCATGACGCGCGCGTACGCACTTGAGCTGGCATCAGGTCGGAGGGCCGAGAAGGCGAGAACGGACGCTGCCGGACGGGCCGAGTCCGAGAAAAAAGCGAAGGCCGATCGCGAAGCCAAGGAGAAGGCAGAAGCCGACAGCGCGCTCGGAGAGATCGACAAGTGGGTGAAGGCGCAGTCGGGCAGCGACCTTGACTACAAAGCGAAAGAGGATAGGATCCTCGCGAAGACGGGCAATGATCCGTCGATGCTTGAGGAGGTGATTCGGGAGTACCCGCCTCACCTCTGGTTGCCGACAATCAAGCGCCTATGGGGTGGGATCACGGTGCAGGGTGTTCAGACTGGGATCCCGGGGCAGATGAAGCCCATGCGGCCGAGCGCCGCGAAACCCGGCGCGAAGGTTCCCGGCACCATGAAGGAAGCGATTGATCAGGGGTTGAACTACACGACCCCGGGCTGATAGCCGGACTCGCCATCCGGGCGGCAGTAAAGCGGGGCTCGCCTCCCGCGGACAGGAACGATGGGTTCGTCACCCGCGACGCGCTGTAAAAGCGCACTCGTCCACTTTTCGGAGGCTGCCATGCCCTTTACCTCGCAGGAAATCACCGACGCCGGGAAGATCGGCCTCGACTTCTACCTGAAGAACAACCCCATCGACCAGATCGCGGTCGAGCGCCCGCTGTTCAAGTACCTCGCCGGGCGCAAGTCGAGCGCCCCGGGCGCGAAGCAGTACATCGTCGAGCAACTGCGCGTTCGATACCAGTCGAACTTCCAGTGGTTCAACGGCTCGCAGGTCGTTACCTACAACCGCAGGCAGTCGATCGAGCCCGCGCAGTATCCGTGGCGCTCGGCCCACGACGGCTTCTCCCTCGACGAAGACCGCCTGATCCAGAACGGCATCTCGGTCGACGACAGCGGCCCGGGAGGCAAGGCGTCGGATGCCGAGCGCATCCAGCTCACCAACCTCCTGCAGGAGCAGACCGAGATCCTGAAGCTCGGCTTTCAGGAGAAGTTCTCGCAAGCCCAACACCTCGACGGCACCCAGTCCGCCGACGCCATCACCGGCCTCGACGCTCTGGTGAGCCTCACGCCCACCACCGGCACGGTCGGCGGCATCAACCGCGCGGACGCGACCTCCGTCTTCTGGAGGAACTACGCCCAGACCGGCCTCACCACCACGACCACGACCGGCACCATCCTCGATTTCATGGAAGTGGCGTGGCGCGCCTGCACCCGCAACGGCGGCAAGCCCCAGTTCATCGAGGCGGGCGACGACTTCCTCGACGGCTTCCGCAACTTCATGTTCAAGACCTTCGGCAACCTGTACTACGAAGGCGTGGGCGAGCGCACCATCGAGGGCGGCACCAAGGCCCTCACGTTCCACGGCGTGACCATGATGTGGAACCCGGAGTTCGACGACCTCGACGCGCTGTACGCCCCGGCGACCCTGTGGAGCAAGCGGTGCTACTTCCTGAACGGCACGCACATCAAGCTGCGGCCGATCGAGGGGCAGGACATGCTCACCCGCAAGCCCCCGCGTGCGTACGACAAGTACGAGTACTACTGGGGCCTGACGTGGCGCGGCGCGTTGACCATGAACCGGAGCAACGCTCAAGCCGTGCTCGCGATCACCTGAGGGCTCGTAGCGAACACCTTGAAGAGCGTAGTCGCTGTGAACGAGCCCCGGGGCAAACACCTCGGGGCTTTTTTCTAACCTCAAGCGGAGGTGCAATATGAAATTGAACGAGCTGGTGCAGTTATGAGTCACCGCATTTTTGCAACCGTCAAACGCGGCCCGATGGATCTGACCGCGGTGTGCGTCTTCCCGTGGGAGCTGGAGATCCTGCAGCTCATCCATACCGGCGAGGTGAAGGAGGTCTCGATCGAGCAGATGGCGGACGTGCAGGAGGGTGTGGTCAAGATCGATCGCGTGAAGCTGAAGCAGCACGCGAAGCTGAAGGCTGGATACGCGCCGGATCTGCGCGAGCAGCTTGAGATCATGATGTACGTCGCGCCCGAGGAGGATCCGTGCCTCGACCCGGGCAGCGAGTACATGCGCCTTTCGGACAAGTACGGCATGGACAAGGAGCTGCCGATCTCGTGCGTCGAGCGCATCTACGGGCAATTGCAGGCCGGTGGGTTCGCCGCGAAGCTGAAGGAGTTCGAGTCGGTGCGCGTGCCGAAACCGAAATCCGTGTCGGCTGCCGAGGCAGGCTTCGGCAAGCCTGTCGAGCGCATGACGATCTCGGAGGCTCGCGCCGAGCTGGACCGGCTCTCGATCGCGTGGTCGAAGAACGACAAGCTGCCGGACCTGCGGGTGAAGCTCGAAGAGGCGACCACGCTGCAGGCCTGACATGGCGCGCCAATACAAGACTCTGGGCACCTTGGTTGCAGACCTTCGCGGCCTTACCGGGTTTGCGTCGGCCGGAGCTGTCGCGGGCGCGAACCACGCGCTCGTGAAGCTCCACCTCCAGAATGCCCAGACAATCTTGTATTGGACCCACGACTGGGCGCACCTGCGAGACTACGAGGACATCAGCATCGGGGTGAACCAGTATCTCTCCGACTACCCGGCAACCTGCAACCCGGATCGCGTGAAGGCGATCAGCGTGCTGCGAGCGGGCGTGTGGAGCCCGCCGATCCCGAAGGGGATCTCACCTGAGATGTACACCACGCAGGACAACCTGAGCTGGCCGCAACGCTGGGAGCCATACGAGCAGATCGAGACCTTCCCGAAAGCCGACCAGATCTACACCGCGCGCGTGTTCTTCATCAGAAACCTGCTCGCCTTCACCGACGAGAACGACCGCGCATCGATCGACGACACCATGATCACGCTCCTCGCGACCGGCACGCTGAAGGCTCACTACCGCCACCCGGACGCGAAGATCCACACCGACTCGTCCGAGGCGCTCCTCGTGCGGCTGAAGGCGAAGAGCTGGGGCAAGGATGTCTTCCGGCCTCGCGACTACGAACAGGAAGTTCTAACCAAACCAGTCACCGTGTGAGGACAAGATGATCACCAGCTTCGACAAAGCCGCAGCCATCACCCCGCACGACACGAACGCCAACGTGTTCAGCGCGATCTACGTCGGCGGTGCAGGGAACCTTACGGTCACCACGAAGGCCGGGAACCTCGTGACGTTCACCGCGCCCCCGGTTGGCTCGATCATCCCGGTATCAACCGCGCTCGTGATGGCCGCGACGACGGCCACGCTCCTCGTCGGCCTGAACGGGTAGATGCCGGTCATCACCTACGACGACTTCTCCGGCGGGCTCGATGTCCGCACGGATGCGGCTGTGTCGGAGGTGAACATCCTTCGTGTTCTGCAGAATGCGTACGTCACCACCGGGCGCAAGAAGAAGATCAAGAAGCGGCCTTGCCTGAACCACATCGCCACGCTGGAGGCTGGAACTGTCGGCCTCAAGACGTTCGGCGGGGTGCTCAACACCTTCTACGGCGATGCCGCCACGATCACGCACTCGAACCCGCTCTTCGTTGCGCGTCGCGTGCCGCATCCTACGACCGGAGCAGCTCCAACCAAGATCCATTTCTGCGAGCAGTTCAACGCTCTCATGTACGTTGTGGCCGAGTACGCAGGGCCGGTGTACCGGCACCACTATCTCGACGGCGGAACGACTGGCTCGCCGATCTGGGTGACCGCGACCGCCTACGCGGTTGGCGTATTCCGCACGCCGACCGTGCAGAACGGGTTCAGGTACGAAGTCACCGCGATTCTCGGAACCGGCACGAGCGGCGGCGTGGAGCCGACGTGGCCCACCACGATCGGCGGTACCGTGGTCGACAACGCTGGCGCGAACCAGATCACTTGGACCGCGCGCTCCTTTTCGATCACGGACGTCAACTGCCCACACTCGAAGCAGGCGGCGAAGCAGGCAGAAAAGATGTTCGCCGTTGGGGTGAATAGAACAACCGTCCCTTTCTCCGCTACTGGTAACCCGAGAGACTGGACGACCGCAAGCGACGCCGGATTTCTCCCGGCTGGGCTCTACTCGGCAGGATCAGACGAGGTCACGGCGCTTCATCTTTTCCAGAAGAAGGGGTTGGCGGTTTTCTTTGGTGACAACACGCAGGTGTGGGGAGTGGATCCAGACCCGGACCTGCACGACCTCACATCCAACATCGAGGGCATCGGGACACTGTTCAGTAACGCCGCGCACCCGGTGTCGCAGGATCTTTTTTTCCATGCTCAGAACGGCTTTCGCAGCCTCTCGCAAATCGCCCTCACCGACAACCTGCAGGAGAACGATGTCGGCAGCGCGATCGATGATCTCGTGGTTGACTCCACGTCAGACACCGACGACCCACTTGGGGTCTACTACCAGAGGCTCGGGCAATACTGGGAATTCAACGGCAACACCGCTTGGGTTTACTCGTTCTCGCGGGCGTCGAAGCTATCGGCGTGGTCGAAGTTCACGTTCGAGATCACGGTCGATGACGCGACCGTTCTCAACCAGCAGCTCTATGTTCGCTCCGGCGATGACGTGTACCGGGTGGACCCGGATGTTTACAAGGACGGGGCGTCCGACATTCCTCTCGTGGACGTGCAGATGTTCTATCAGGACGCGAAGCGCCCCGGCGTGCTGAAAATGTTCATGGGGCTGGACACGATCGGGCAGGGGACATCGACCATCAGCTTCAAGTTCTTCGATGAGGATGGTGCCGAGCACGAAACACAAGGCTACGAGTACCCGGCGATGACCGAGTCAGGGCCGCTGCATCCGGTGGAGCTTTGCGCGACGCGCGTTGCTCCGCACATCCAGCACCAGAAGGACGAGGTCTACGAGACCTCGATCCTGATGCTGGTCTACGAAGATCTCGCGGTGAGGTGACAAAATGGGCTTGAGCCTGAAGGACATCGGGGGCAGCCTGCTAAAAGGCGGGGCCGAAATTTTCACCGGAGGCCTATACAAGAGCGGACTCAGCGGTGGCGGGGAGT